TGAACTTCTGCACCGGCATCAGGGAGTCCAGATCCTTGATGGCACCGAAGCACTGGGCACCTTCGATGTCAGCCACGCCGACGCAGGTCTTCTGGTTCAAGAAGAACTGTTCCGAGCCGGCTTCATCGACGTACTTGCTGGTATCGACCCAGAAGTTCAGGCGCCCGCCGCCCATGTGGCCCGAGATCGAGCCCATGTACTCGACGCCTTCATAGCCGTCGCGCATGCGCTGCACCTCACCAGACAGGCCACCATAGTTGCGGTCCATGAGGTCTTTCAGGGCGACACGCGCCTCGAAATAACCCCAGGCGTCGCCACCCATGATGATGTTGCTGATGCGGGCGCCGCTGCGGTTGTTGGCATTGACCCGTGCGGTCATGATGTCCGTGAGCGGGGTTCCGGTCGACTCCGACCACCGGGCCGTGGTCAGCAGCGCATAGGACAGCGATGCGTGACGTTGGAACGACACGGTAGTCGACGGGTAGTCCTCGCCCGACAGCGTGACACTGCCGTCGATCAGCGCACGCGCGGCCAGCCATTCGTTTCGATTGGTCAGCAGCACGTCGTGGATGCGCAGGATCTCGGCGATTGCCGCATCGCGCCGCTGGGCCGGCGACAGACTGCCCGAGCCCAGGGCTTCGCCGGCCCTGCGCTCAATCACCATATTCACGTCGACCGCATGCTTCGGCTTGACGTAAGCCGGCGCAAAGCTCAGCGACGAATAGCCGCCGATGGTCATGTTGCGGCCCTGAACGTTCGGCACCACCAGGGGCGCCAGACGACGGTAATCCTGATCGACCTTGTCGAAGAAGATTTCCGGCGTGTTGAAGGTGATGACGCGCGGGAAGAACGACAGCCAGAAGGGCGTAATCGTCTTGATGTGGCGCGACACCTCGAGCAGAGTTGCGGTGTCGTAGGGCGAGAGTGCCATGATGGTTCCTCAGAGTTGATTGAAGGTGATGCCGTTGAGCGTCAGACTGCCGGAAGCAGTTTGGACACCTTCAGCGTGCCAGTGAAGAAGGCATGACGCTCGAGGTAGGTATCGAGCGCAGCGCCAGCCGGCCAAGTGATCGCAGCGTCGTTGAGGATGCCGGTGTGCAGATACGGCACTTGTTGGCCCGTCGTTGCCGCCTGCATTGCCAAGACGAACTGCGCTGCAGTGTGCGTGCCCACCACAAACGGGGTGATCGTGCCCGCGGCCAGCAGGGCGCAGGGCTGATGCTTGGTGACATCGGCTGCAGCGGCTGCGGCATCGGTCAGCCAGGGACCGTCGCCGGCTCGGAGTTGGACGGGGTTGAGCGGACCGTAAGTCGCCACACCCGCCATGTCGTTGACTGCCATGTGAATCTCCTGAAGTCAGTTGAAAGAGAAGGGAAGGCGGATCAGTGCTTCTGGTCCGTGATGTAGCCGCGCTGGCCGCTGGCGCGCACGGAAGCCAGGATGCCGGCTGCAGCCGACTGCTCCCCGGGCTTGTCGCCGTTCGCACCGCCGCCGACGGCGCCGACGTTGGGGTGCGCACCGTTGTCCATGGCTTCTTTGAACGCAGCGCCCGAGCCCGATGCCTTCGGCGATGCGGCAAGGATCAACTTCGCGGCATCGACGCCCGTGTCGGTCTGGTACGCCAGATGCTGAGCCAGGGATTCACGTCCCTTGGCTTCTTCGCAACCGACGATGCCCGACACGCGAGCACGTTCGGCCTTGACGGCATCGGCCTTCGCGGCATTCAGTTCTTGTTCGGTTGCCTTGGTATCGGCGCCCGGCTTCGCTTCTGTGGACATTGCGTCCTCCTTGTTGCGTGTGGAAAAAGTCGAGCCGGATAGCTCGCCCAGGAAAGCCGACAACGCCTCGGGTGGCGTTGCAACGGCATCGATCAGACCAAGCGACTTCGCCTCGTCCGCACGATAGATGCGCGCCTCGGTGGCGCGGACTTCTTTCTCGTCCATCTTGCGACCGCTCGCAACATGGGCGACGAAGGTATTCATTGTCTGCTTGCAAGCCTTCTGCACATCGGCCTTCACAGAGTCGGGCAAGTCTTGGTAGGGATTGCCGTCGACCTTGTGAGCACCTTCGTAGATAAAGGTGACCTTGATGCCGGCTTCGCTCAGCATCTTTTCGAAACTGATGTGCGTCGTGACCACGCCGACAGAGCCGACACCACCGCTGGGGGTCACGACGATCTTGTCAGCACCACAGGCGAGAGCGTAGCTGCCCGAATAGCAGTTGCTGTCGACCATGGCGATCGTCGGCTTGCCGCCAGACAGCCGCTTGATGTCGGCCGCGCATTCGAAACAACCCGCCGCTTCCCCGCCATATGAGTTGTGGTCATAGACGATGCCCAGCACGTCGGGATCTTGCCCGGCAGCTGCGGTCTGCTGTCGAATGAAGTTGTACCCGGTCACGTATCCCCACGAGTAGCCGAATCGATTGATCAGCGTACCGTGCACCGGAATGATCGCAATGCCATTCGAAAATGCAAAAGGCTTGCGTTGCTCAGACGGTGCAAAGCCGTAAGCCGCAACGAGTTCCGCACGTCGAGCCATGAACAACTGTTCGGCGGTTTCGACGTTTGCGCCCGCCAATGCGGCAATATCGGAACTGAAACCGGGGTAATGAGTTGCCAAGACAAGCTCACGCAAGTGCATGCGTGAGAGAGCGGATCGGGCAGCGTGGTCACTCATTTGAATAATCTCGGTTGGGTGGAATTGTAGCGAGTCCGAAAGTTACTTCTCGTCGACAGGGTCCATGGTGTTCTTTGCGTCATTCGCACCGGGTTGCTTGGCATCCTGTGTGAATACCAATTGCAGTTTCTCTTGCATGCGCCGTTCGCGAGCTTGTTGCTTGAACACCCGCCGCCAATCTTTTCCGAGTCGGGACGTTTCTTCTTCCCACGTCGAGAGGCCCGAATTGATCCGCATGACTGCTGCCTGAGTTTCCTTCAGTTCATCAATCTGACCACGGGATGCGCCGATCCAATCGCAGCAACCAAGTGCCTCTTTGCGAATGGCATCGTTGTAAAACGTGTCGATCGTGAAGCCGGGCGGCAGCGGGACATTGCCCGCGTTGATGTCTTCTTCGAGCACAAGGTGGTAGATCATCGTTGCGAACTTGTCAGCAACGACCTTCTTGCGACCCTGGGTGAACTTGTACGTCTGACCCATCGAAGCCCGAGCCGATGAGTAGTTCGTCTGTGTGAAGTCACGCGAGAACTCTTCGTAACTCATCCCGAGCCCAGCCGCGATGTGCCGCATCAGGGATGCTTCGAAGTCAGTACCGATGCCCCCAGGCGTGCCCATGGGCTTGAGGTTCAACTTCGTGCCTGGGAACAGATGGGGCATCTTCACCCCGTCAATCGCAATCTGGTCAGTCGCCCCGATGTACTGGCTCAGTGCGTCCATGTACGAACCGAGCATGTCTGCAAGGCCCGCTTGCCCGGCGCCCATCTGTGAAAACACGATCTCGCGCGGCAGTTCCGATTCGATCGCAGCCGCATAGCTCGCATTGACGACGGCATTCTGCAAGGTCACATCCTTGAACTTGCGCGTCATCTTCATTTCCTTGAGCACGCTGACCATGTCGGCAATGCCGCGCGTCTGGTCAGGTTGCAAGGCTTCGATGATGTGCAGCACTTGGCGCCGGCCCCAGGGCTTGCGCGCAGGGATCTCGACCCATCGCTGCGTGTCCTGCCGAATGTGGAAATCGGTCGGGTGTGCAACTTGAATCTGATAGGCAATGGCTTCGCCATAGATGTTCTTGCGAACACCGCGGCGCAAGAACTGTTCATCGGCAACACCATCCTTGTTCGACAGCCGGCTCGGGCTGATCATCTGGATAGCCGTGCTGAAGGGGCGCGCGGATTGACGAATCCATTCCGCAGTCGCAAGCACCTCACCCGTGAAGAGGAAGCCACCGACAGCAAGGCGGACCATTTCGGTCAACGTCATCTTGCGTGAGGCATCGAGCCAGCATTCTTGGCTGTCGGCCAGGAGGTTGAATCGGGATTCCATCGTGACCTGAAACTCTTCTGCCCAGCCCTCATCGGTGCCCAGCAGTTCGTAATCAGGTTGCGCGTTCAGACGGAACAACCCGCCCACGATGCTATCCCGATGCGTGTGCACCGAGCCCATCGCATAGCCGTCGTTCTGAACGCTGTCACGTCCGCGGGCGTCCGCTTCTTCTTTGACCGGATTGATTTGACGGTCGGGCGAAATGATTGGCGGGCGCCAAGTGTAGGTTTCACGACTGGTGCGCTCAGCACCTTCCAAGCCGCCACCGACGATCTTCTGATTCGTCGGGGCAATGTCGAGGGCGAACTGCATGGGGTGTCCGTGCTCAGAAAATGAAGGTGGCAGGATGGTACTTTGCCATTGGCGTTGGGGTTGCTCCGCATGCAACGCCCAATTGCTGCTCGAGCAAGGTAATGTAATTGATCAAGCCTTGCTTGTTGGCAGCAACGAACTCCACTTTTTCTCCGTTCTGATCCACAACCACCCTTGCAGCAGTGCCGGTCACAAGGGCATGGTATTGCTTGCGAGCATCGGCCAGGAGGGCATTTGTTGCAACGATTGCAGACATTTCGATTACCTCTTAGGTCTGGTGAATGCGTCTGGATCACGCAAGGGCTTTTGCAAAGGACGCAAAGTCATACGCCGATTTTAACTGGTTCACAAACGGACGTTCTTTCTCGGGCAAGCGAACCAAGTTGTTCTTGTCCCAGTCAGCCGCCCATGGTGGGGGTTCATTCCAGTTCAAATCTTCCGCGCGTATGAGTTGCGAGATACACAGAGCAATTGCGTAGTAGGCCAAATCCCACGCCTCATTTCGATGTCCTGACAGGTTCTCCCAGCCCTTATCTGTTCGACTTTCGACGCACAACTCGGCGAACCAAGAATCGGACAACCAATCGGGGTAACGGAACATCCCTTTGCCCGGCTCTAGACAATCGAGCCTGCCGTCGAGATCGTCCTTGACCATGTTCGATTGAATCAACAATACCGGAATGTCACCACGGGCCGCAGCCTTCATGTCCTTGCGTTGCGAGTCAGGGAACGACATGCGCGTGCGAGGTTGATTCGGAGAAGCATCACCCTTCAGCAGAATGAATCGACGATGCAGATTCTGTTCGCGCAGCTTGCGATAGTAGCTATATGCCATCGACGTAACACCAGCCTTACCACCTGAGTCGCACCCCACCAAGCGGATCGACATCATTCGACCAGAGTCGTCGTCGAGTTCATATTCCCTGTTGATGACGTGCTCTGTGATCTCATCCCAGTCTTCGACATTCGATGCCGGCTTCAACCACAGTCTTTCATCATTGTCGTCGGTGCGCTTGCTCTTTCGAATGTCAAAACGATCCACTAGGTATAGATCGAACTTCATGCCAGGGATGACACCGAACACCTGAACGATGAACATATTCTTCTGAACGTCGATCGTCGCAACCAAGAAGCGAACACCTTGCGGCACCCGCTTGGGAGTCTTGACCTTTTCAGCCCGCCCCTTGAGCACTTCCGGCAATCGAATTTCGTTCTGCGACCTTGGCTTGTATGGTTCACCCAAGTCGTTGTTGTAGAACTTCCGCAATGCCTCTTCTGAACCCGTTCGAACGAATTCGTCATTGGCATTCAAATAGCCCTCAACAAGCCCAGACCATTTGATGAATGCAGCAGCAACACCCTTCAACCAAAAGCTAGCGATTGACGTGCGGGGCTCAGGCCCAAAGACTCGCCCCTCGCTGTTGATCCCCTGTCCATCCTTGACCCACACGCCGAAGAATTGCATGTCATCCCGGTAGTCCGGATGGATGCCCACGCCACAGTGAGGACACATCATGACTACGGTCGCAGCCTTGTCCTTATTGCTGCCTTCAATCGACGTGTCCCATGCCAGATGCTTGAACTCACCTTCGAAGTATTCATCGCAGTGTGGGCAAGGCCATTTCCATCGGCGCCGATCACCACGGTTGTATAGCTTCAAGATACCTTCGCAGGGTGGGGCTTCGTGTGGTGAATTTGGAATCCAACGGGGATCGATGATCTCGCGGGAAGGCGATGACTCAGCCAGGGTCATTGCATATGAGCCGAATGTCGTTGTCCGCTTCGATGCCAAGTCGAAGGGCTCACCGTCACCTTCAATGTTGTCGTCCATGCGGTCACGGTCCGTAAGAACCACGCGCGGAATCGGCTTGCCCGACAGCGTCGATCTTGTCGGCCATGAGATCGTGAACAGCATCCCCGTCGTGTAGAGCTTGTCGAAACGGTTGTCTGCATCTGCCCTCGGCATCAGCATTGCGCCGATCGCTTCACTGTGATGATGCAAACGGTCAACCCGACGAATGCCAAAGTCTCGGGCTTCGATCATGCCTGGGCAATACAACATCATGTCCATTGGGTCGACTTTGATGCTGTACGCTAGTGTATTTATCACTAGTGAGTCAGTTTTTGAACTTTGTGCCGGCCCAACGAATATCTCCCCCGAATAGTCACGGGACACGAAGGTATTCATGGGCTCAACCATGTACCAGACTATTGAGTTCTTCCACGGGCCGACGTATGAGCCAGGGGAATTCACATAGCGATACTTCTCAGCCGCTTGTGAAACGGTCAAGTCTTCGGGTGGCGAGAGCATCAGTGCGAGATCACAAACGATCTCGCCGAATGACTCATAGCCCTTCGTTGTCGACTTCTTCTTGAAGTTTGCCATTGGTGAAATCGGTGGGCGTCGTTGCCTCGGGAACTTTGAATCGGGTTTGAATACGCTGAATCAAATCAGCAAGCATGCCATTCGTCAATGAACGAATGATCTGGCGTTGTGGGGCAGTCAATTCGGTCTGCCGTTCAACTGCGTCGAGCATCAGCAGTGCCGACATCTTGAATAGCTTCATCAACTCGCCAACTTCTTCGACGATCTTCTCAGTGCTCCACAGCAATCCAGCCTTCTCTTCGTAGTCCTGACGTGACCGCTGTCCAGCCCAAAACTCTTTGGTGAGGATCTTCGGCAACTCCCTGGGGTCCATCGATTTGATGTACTCGCTCGGGTCCATGACGGGTTTGCAGAAGTAGGGTGCGACTTCGTGAATCGCATAGAGATCCCCACCATGCTTGTTGCCAATCGGTCGAATGCCGCCTGCCCTCGCTTCCATCATCTTGCGCTTGGCAGTGCGGTGATCCATCTTGAACATCCGCATCAACTGGTCTTGATTGACCCCGCGGTAAATGGCCGACAGCAACTCATCGTCGTTATTACTGCGCAATTCAGTTGCCATGACGTTCAATCAAAATGTGAAGACTCTTTACAGGCAGAAGCATGATCACTTCAATATGCCGAACGTGATACTTCGGCAGCGATCGTCGACCACTGCGATATTGCGCATAGGTGGGATAGGCAACACCAAGCAATCGGGCCGCATAGGTGGGACCGAGCGCAGTTGCCTTCTCCAAACGCAACAGGGTTTCGTTCATGTAGAACGCAGTATATGTGCATTGCACACATGACCCTGAAAAAGAGGGCGGATCGCCGCAGCAGCACGACGGCGCGCAGACAACCCACCCGAAGGACCGTCAGCCCCCTTGCAACCCGCCGACGGTCGGCGGAACTCTAACAGCGGGCAGGCTTGAGCCAGTAGATCGTGCAGTAATCACCATCACACGTCATGCAGTGATCACAGGTGCACTCAATGTCTGTTTCCCATAGCCAATGGCGCCCACTAGGGTCCACAAACTCATGTGGCCCATCGTGTCCAATTTCAAGCACGCATCCATCAGCATCCGTCGGGCCAAGTATTGAACTGCCATGCAAGATGCAACAACCGTTGTCCATGGGCTATCTCATTCACAAGTCATCTTCGGCTTCAGCCATCTTGCGCAACTTGCGAATAAGCCGCCTGAGCGTTGCGAAGAACCGATCTTGCGCATCCTCTTTGTTGGCAAGACATTCAGCCACTAACTCATCCCGAGTCCCTTCAGCAACAAGCATCTTCACCACCACAGGCAATGTCTGCCCCTGCCGATCGATGCGGCCGATTGTCTGCAAGTACAACTCGAGCGAATACACCAGATCGAAGAAGATCAAGGTGCTGCCACCGTATTGTAGATTTAGCCCGTGCCCTGCACTCTGCGGATGCACCAGCAGGATTGGAATCTTGCCCGCCGTCCACTTTTTGATGCACTTGCCGGCCGCATCCATGACGACGGCTTGCGGGAATGCCTTCTTCAAGCGTGCCAAAGAGGACTGCCAGTGGTAGGCCACCAGCATGGGCCTTCCCTCGTTCTCTGCAGCCTCTACGATCTCGCGCAGGGCATCAATCTTGTGGTCATGTAGGTGGTGGACCCGCTTGACCTTCTTCAGATCCTCGGTTTCGTAGTCCCCAATCAGAAGCGTTTCATAGACGGCACCAGATGCCATCTGCAGCATCATTGACGCCAGGGCTGCAGCCGTCTTCGCTTCAAGCTCCACCCCGTTCGGCAACGTCACGACGAAGTGGGTTTCGAGTTCCTTCATCAACGCAAGTTGCGATGCGTCGAGTTTGACCTTCTGTTGAATGATTGTCGGCTCAACCGTCGGAAGGTAATCCTTCTTCTTCATCACTAGGGTGATGTCTGCAATCTTCTCGAGGATCACCTCTTCGTCCGACTGTGACCGTAGTTCGTACTTGTGCGAATACTTGTTCTGAATGAAGTAGCGATTGCGGTAAGCCGTGATGTTCTTGCCCAAGCGTTTGCCTTGATCGAGCAAGTAGATTTGCGTGAACAGTCCGATCAACCCTTCGGCCGCTGGCGTGGCAGTCAGGATGTGGAATCGTTCGATCAGGCCCGGCGTGCGGCGCATCTTGGCAAGAGCCTTGAAGCGATTGGAGTTGTGATCCTTGAAGCCACTCGATTCGTCGATGACCACCACGCGATAAGGCCACTTCGCTTGATAGAAGTCGCATAGCCAATCGACTTGCTCCCGGTTGATCAGGTGGATGCTTGCCGGGCTAGTGGCAAGCTCACCCATGATCCGATAGCGTTCCTTCGTCTTGTTCGTCGAGTCCAACGCCTCACGTATCTCAGGCTCGGTCATTCCCTTGCCGAGCATCACCGACCGATCGAAGTCTCGATCCCATGCGCCTTCACGATCCTTCTTTGCGACAGCAGTCAATCGAGGATCGTCGTCGTCCACACGAATGACTGTGTGATTCATCCATGCGGTGTGTGCCCATTTAGCAATCTCAGTCGGCCATGTGTCGGTGACAACACGCACCGGGCCGATGATCAGAATCTTGCCGTCGTGAATAAACTCCGACGAGATCCAAGACACCAGAGTCAGGACCGAGATGCTTTTCCCCAGTCCCATATCGGCAAACAACCCTGAAAATGGGTTTGCTTTCAAAAATGGA